GGGGCCGTTTGTTGGCATGGTTAGGCTACCGTCACGATGTCAGCGATGCGAAGCGTGCCGGAAATCTGCACGGGCTGGTCGGTCTGGAAGTTCATGGACAGGCTTGTCCAGAACGCCGGGAACGAATAGGTACGGCCAGATGCGACTGTCAGCACGCACGTATTATCAGGAACGCCGTCGCCGCTGATGTCCCAAGTGGGCTTGGTGATCGCACCGGATGCTGCGAAGATTCCGGGGAGTGCAGAACCAGCCGCCTGAGTCAACGCACCTGAGCCCGTGAACGAATACACGGCCTGCGATTCGGAACCGATCTTCACGGTTTGCACCAGACGCGGGGTTGTGATGTTGCCGGTCAGCGTTGGATCACTTGCCCCGTCCTCTGCAAGTTTGAACGTCGCTGCCGATGCTGCACCAATGGACGGCATGGACAGGGCCGTAGCGTTGTCGGCAAGGCACGTATAGGTTCCGCCCCAAGTGCCAGTTCCGCCCGGCATGTACCGGACATATGACCCGTCTGCACCAGTTGAGGCCGTAATCGGAATCTCGGGAAATGCCATGTTGATCGTGAAGCTGCGAACGTACTGGACATAGCCAGCCGCGTAGGTGATGAGTGCCGACAGACCCAGCGGGTTCGCAGCACGCGGCCAAAGGCCCGTGAACGCAACCGTGCCCTGCCGTAGCCCTGCGTTCATTGTCCGCATTGCAACAGCCGTACCCGTCGGAGTGGTAGCGTCGTACTCGTTGCTCTCGATGGTGAGTGTCGCCACGTCAGACCCGACGCGGATAGCGGTGCCGAACAGATACAGCAGGTCGCCACTCGCGGCGGTGCATGTCAGGTTGCCAAGTTCCGAAGTGAGTGGGTACGCCATAAATGCTCCTTACGGATTCGCGGCAATCGCCGCAATCCTGAATGCCACTTCTACCGTCGCTACCGCCGTGTGTTCGTCGATCTGTTCCACGTCGTACGTGTTGCAAATGCACCCGCCACCTACAGCCGAGTACGCATTGGTCGGCAGCGGCAGGTTGTACCGGTTGAACCCGTACGTCGGCACGCGACCGTTTCTCAGCACCGCGTTACCGTGGATTCGGTCCATCGCGGCAATGATCGTGAGCCCGATGTAGTTGTCGCTCACGGCCTGTTGCGTGTGTGCGTACAGCCGGAACGTCGCGGTGCATTGGTACTCATCCCCGACCGTGGTGTGTTGCTGATCCATCCGCACCGAGAACACCATGTAAGGCCCCGTGACCGGATTGGGCGAGCCGTAGACCGCGTAGACCCCGCCAGTGACGAGCTTCCATGACCCGCCGTTGTAGAGGCCGCCCGTACCCGTGTCGGCTTTGAGCCGCGTCATGATCGCTTCGTAGACCGCTGCCATGAGCATTAGACGGCCCTCCGAATCTCTGCCGATGCCCCGGCCTCGAATGCCGCGACAGCCTGAGCGTAGAGCGTGGCCGACCGTTCAGCGGGTGCCATGAATGGACGTGGCTTGATCGTGACTGACTTCTTCAGGATGAACAGCACTTCGGACCTTGCGTTGCGACCGCCGACCGTGCGAACCAGCAGCGGGGCTTTCCCCTTCCGCTTAATCATCGTCATACGCACGCCGGAGTTCTTCAAACCACCCTTGCCGGAACCTTGCAAGATACGCTGACCCGCACGGCCAATCGGCACGGGCAACGCCTTGCCGGGTTTGGCCCGGATGGTCGCACCGTATTCGAGGACAGGGGCATACCGCTTGTTTGACGTGTGAACGATGGTCTTCCCGTTCTTCGTCGGTGTCTTGTCGATGGCACGTTCCAGCCCGCCGCGTTGCCAGTTGGGGGGAGATCCGGGAGGCGATGACACGCCGGGCGAACGCTTGCCGATAGACTTCTTGATGGCAGCCACGTACACCACAGCCGCATCAGTCACCCCGCGATTGATAGCCGCACCAAGCGAACGCTTGAGCTTGTCCCGGTCAATCGTGAATGTGATGCCTTGCACCTTCATCAGTTCGTGTCCAGTTCCACCACCAAATGCTTCACCACTCCAAGGCTGCAAAGATCACGCGGCTTGCCCGCCACGCGGTACGTCACGCCGCCGATGGCAATCTGGTCACGCGGTGAGCAATCCCACGCGGCACCCGTGCTGTCGGTCGGTGCGAGAAACACGTCATACATCTGGCTCGTGGTGTCGCGGCCGTACACCAGAGCATCGCCCGCACTTACCGGCTGCAACATGCACGCGACAGACGGCGTGCCGCTGGGGGTGTCGCCCCAAGGGATGCCGTCAGCACCGCTGTCCCATGCAATGTTTGTTACCGTCGCCGTCGAAGTCAGCAAGTGCCAAGGGGTCGTTGCCATGTCAGGTACTCCCCGTGTTGAACGGTGCCAGAAGGTCGCGGCGAATCTGCGACACCTGCGAGGCATCCGACAGCGTGTAGGCGTACTGGCCCAAGTTCTCAGACTTCAGCGACGTGTCACGCCCGCGACCGCCATACAGAATGTCAGCCAAGCGGCAAACGGCCATCTGAAGATCGCCGGGGATCGTGCTGTACCCGCCGACGTACACGATGCTGAAGTTGAAGAACCCTTCGGCAAAGTGCGGTTCAGGCTTCCACGTCCCGGCCACGTTCGACCCGTCCGTGCGGAACGATGCGAACCGGCCTCGCACCGCGTCGATCCTCGAAAGCAGGCCCGTATCAGAATCGGCCCGGTACGTTGTCGAGTCTACCACTTCGGTTGACCCGCCCGCCCACAACTGCGTAACCGACGTAACGGAAGTGATCGGCCACTCGCGAAGTTGGATTGTCGTTTCATCCATGCCGCAGTACGTTTCCGTCCGCGTCGCACTCTCGAATCCGTTGGTAAGGTCACGCCCGCAGAAGCGGCGTACGTCGGCCGACACCCACCCGAGAATCTGGGCGATGAACGTATCTTGTGCCGTGCCGGTGATGTTCCGCCACGCTTTGTAATCGGCTGTCGATACGAGCGTCGCCACGGTGCCCCCTTAGTTGAGCAGTGCGATGTAGAGCGGCACGGTGCCAGAGTTCACGTTGGCCGCGGTCTGCACCAGAACAATCACGGCCTTTGCCCCCAGCATGTCCCAGCCGGTAGACACGGGCAACGTGTTTGACCATGCGTAGGTGGTGCCGTCGTTCATCATGTCCACAGGATCTGCAGCGAGCGTGATCGTGGTGCCAGCATCGGTTTCGTTCTCGGAGTCGATGCGGTGGAAGATCGTGCCAGATGGGAACGCACCGGACGAATCTGGCACCTGATCCGCCCCGAAGATCCGCACCACCGGCGAAGTCGTTACGGCGGCCGCAAGTGATACACGTGCCTTGATCCGCAGCCGCGTGCCCTGAGACACGATTGCCGGGATGACGTACGCACTGGACACGCTGCCGGGGTTCAGCAGTTCGCCCGCCGTGTTCACCTGCTCCGCGTCCGTGTGGACCTGCGTCCAGTTGATCTGCATGGACGATGGGAAGGTCACGCCAGACCCGCCAGCCTGTACCGTCACCGATGCCCGCGTTGAAGTCGCCATGAGTTCGCTCCTGTGTGGAAATCCGCCCGCGTCGTTTCCTTCGCGGGCGGGTGAGTGTTGATGGACCGATCAACCGGCGATGATGGCCTGCTGTGCAAGCCCGCGTTCGCTGGCCGAGTCAGGAACGATCTTGGGCGTGCAGAAGCCGTAGCACGTTGCAAACGTACCGGTCGAACCGTTTCCAGCCGTCGCAATGACGTTGATGTACCGCTTGCGTGCCCCGACGATGGGAATGAACACGCCAAATGACTTCTTTGTTCCGTTTGACGAAACAGGAAGTGTCAGCGGAGAAACGCTGAAGTCTGCACCGCTGATGTCGGTTCCGCTTGAAAGAGCGGTAGCCGATGACAGCGTGTCAGACTCCTGCACCTTCAACGCCGTCATATCTGCGTCGATCTGTTCGCCAGTTGAGAACACAACGAGAACGCCGTCGAGTCCAGCCGTGTCGAGACACGTTGAAGTCCACGATGCGTTATCGACAAGAGCCTGAGCCGCAAAGAAGCGGTGGGTCTTGAGTTTCTGAAGTTCGAGAGTGCCCTGCATGAGAAATGCTCCTTGTGTTTGGTGGTTGGATTAGGCGGTGATGAGCGAAGCGATGGGGCCAGCGACGCGGCTTGCGGCGGTTGCCGATGCGTTGCCGAGGTCGTGCATGTTCAATGCACGCTGGACGCTGATCTGGTAGCCGATCTTGCGTTCGTCCCAGAAGCGTTCCGTGCTGGTTTCGACGGTCATGGTGCCGGGCACCTCTGCGACCTTCGAGCAGAGGCCCCAATCGGCCAAGTGCATCACCAGTTCAGCCGATGCTGATTTCTGGGGCATGGCGTTGCTGAAGATGACCGGGTAGCCTTCGTACATGGGGACCGACACGCCGTTGATGACTTCGGCCCGCGTCACGCCGCCCTTGCTCGAAGCGAGGGGGACAAGCACGCCGTAGTAGAACGGGCGGCTGCACACGATCGCCATGCGGAGAGGGTTCTCCACGTTGAGCGGGCGAGCGATGACATCCGCGACGTTCTGGTAGGTGATGCTTGCCCACGTCGAACCAGCAGCGACCACGATGGACGCGGCGTAATCAGCGTTCGTGGTCCACGTACCAACCTCGCCAACGAGCCCTGCGTAACGGCCAAGCACGCCGACCTGATTGAAGTAGGTCGAAGTGCCGTCGCCGGACAGGACGATTTCCTCGAACTTCTTGTCGATTGCGTACGCCATCTCGCGGGCGATGAAGTCGCCGTACTGGATGTTCGAACGGCTCAACAGAGTGCGGGTCGGCTTGGCGAGTGCCACCATCTCGAAGGGGGTGAGCTTCACCTGGTCGCCGGTGGGGTTGCTCTCGGTCGCCGCAACACCTTCGCCGGGGCTGTAGACGGTCACGCCACCCGTACGGCGGGGGACGCTCTCGCCAGCGGGCGAGATGGGCATCAGGCCGCCGTACATCGTGCGGATGGCAGAATACTGGGGCTTGATGTCGATGAGCATGGTTGACAGCACATCGGGCACGGTGAAGCCGCCGCCGCTGAAGTCGTACGAAACAGCCGCCTTGCGGAGAACGGCCATGTCCTCTGACTTCTGGCTGTAGCCTTCGCGGCCCAGAGCTGCCAGACGGAAGAACGAACCGACCACGCCAGCGGTGTCAGCGTCGGGCAGGTGCGTTTCGCCGCGGCTGGCCTTGGCGTTGAAGCTCTTGGTTTCCATGTTGCCGATGCTGAAACGCTGGGGTGCGTTATCATCGTCGCCGGTGTGGGGACTGTCGTTGCCCTTCGCGGCCTTGATGACGGCCTTGCGGTCAGCCGAGTTCATCGCGTCGGTGGCGTTGTCACCTTCGAGCGTGATGGTTGCCTTGGTGTTCCACACCGCGTCAACGTCGATGGGCTTGCCATCCTGACCGTTGATTTCCACGCCTTCGGCGGCAATCTTGGTGATGTGTGACTTGACGCTCTCCAGAGTGGGAGCGGCTTCGGTGTACCCGTTGGCACGGAGCAGGTTGATGAGTGACTTGCGATTCATGAGTGAGATTCCTTCGCCTCGCGGCGTGGTGTGAATCTCTGCTCATGCTCGCCCGTTGCGGGTGCGGCCCACACGGGACGCAATCGGATCGGAAGCGGTCGCAGGGTCTATTCGGTTGAAGGGTCCGCACGGCATGACTCATGCGGACCGCGAAAGGAGGAAGCAATGTCGGGTAAGTGTACCCGCGTGAATCGTTACCCGCCAAGTACCAGAATCCGCTTGGGCTTGATGCCGAACCGCTGAATGATGTCCGGCTTCACGTGAGCCTCGATCAGTGCCTTGCGGCTCTTGTCCGCCACCTCTGCCGCCGCGTCCAGATTGGTCGCCACCAGACGGCAGGTCACGTTCACGGGGATGGCCGTGTACGAAACCTCCAAAGCCTTCCAACGCCGGATCATGTATTCCACGCCGGGGTAGGCTACCCGCTCCTCAACGGTCGGCGGGCCTGATTCGATGCTCTCGAAACCGATGCTCATGGCGAGCGTGCCCGCACGGGCCAAGGCTACGCATGCCTTGGTGTATTCAGTCTCAAACCCGCGAAGGAACTGCCCGGTACACAGCCACCCGCCGGGGTCCAGTGCCATGCGGATGCACTTGGCTACCACATGCTCCATGTCGTAGCGGTGGTCTACGAACAGGTTGGCGTTCACGGTCAGGTATGAACGCACGTCGCCGCCGGCCGGCAGCACTACCTCACGCTGGGTATCGACTGCCGCCGTGTTCGCATAGCAGGTGATCTCGATGGGCCGACCGTTGGCCGGGTCAGCCGCCTTGATTCCGCTCTTGCGATGGGCACCCCACGGGGCAGCGACCACGCCGATCGCGTTGGCCGGGTTGTCCATGCTCTTGAAAGCCCTTGCCCGCAGCCGGATACGGTCGATCATCTGCTCGATTTCACTGGTCTTCATTGGTCTTCTCCAGAGCGGGGGCAAGGGCACATCGGCAGTTCGGATGCCACGTCGGGGCCTGCACGCTGCGTCCGTTGTATTCAAACGGTTCGTCAATCGGGATCGGGTTGGGGTATTTGGCCGACACGCCCTCACAGTCGGGGCAAGGTCCGCCGCCGATGAGCCATTCCTTCATCTTCACGCCCTCAGCCTTCCACGACTGCCGCTGGCCCTCGCTGAATGCGTCCGCCGTTTCGGTGCGTGCAAGCCGCTCGGCCTGATACCCGCTGAGTTCCGGCACCTGCTCCTGAATCTTCAACTTGACGGTATCGACCGTGAAGCCTTCGGGGTTGGCGAGTTCCTTCTCCACCACGGCCTGCACTGTGCCCTTCATGGTTTCGGGCACGCTCTTGGCGAGTTCAAATGAGCGGTCACGGACGTACTGCATTGCCGCTTCATTGGCAATGTTCCAAGTGCCTTCTTCCACGCCGGGAATCTTGGCGATGCCCACCGCCGCACCGTTCTCTAGCACCTTGCCGATGAACGTGTCTGTGATCTGCGTGAACTTCCGCATCGCCTCCGGGGTTGGATACTCCACGGCCAGATTGTCATTGACCATCGCGGGCATGGTCGCCGCGTACCACGTCTGCATGGCGTTCTGGAACTGACCGAACAGTTTGGCCGTTGACTTTGGCACCTGTGCCGCTTCGTCCCATTCGTCGATGAACGATTTCAGTTTGACGGGGGGGAGTACGGTTGCTCCATGCGTGCTATCGCCGCCAGTAGTTGCGGAGTCAGCCGCGTCACCCGCAGCCCCAGCCTTCGCTCCTCGCGTGCCACAAGTTCCGCATTTGCACGCTCCAGAATCAGGTCCAGACGCAACGGCCTTTGTTTCAGGTTCGTCCGCTTCACCTTCCGGGGTTTCATCGTCGTCCCCTTCGTCTTCTGGGTCCGTTTCGTCTGGCTTGCCGCCACCCATAACCGCGAACGGATCGGGCAGCGGGGCCGGTGCCGTCGTCTGCCGATACCGTGGCACGTTCATCTCATCCGGCAACGCTTCCAGCCCGATGATCTGGCGGTACTCATTGGGCAGCACGATACCGGCCTGCTCGCCCTTCAGGTACACCTCCGACAGCGTGATAACGTCCTCTTTGACCGGGTTGTCATAGGCGAACCACATCTCGCCGGGGTCGATGCCGAACATCGGCAGCAGGCCCTCGGTCAACTCGCTTGCCATCACGGCCAGACGCGGGGCAATCGCGTATCGGGCGAACTGTCCATCGCTCACCATCGCACTTGCAAGGTTGGCAGAGTTCAGCCGGTAGATTGACTCGGGGATACCGAACGCGTCATAGATTCGCTTCTGTGCGTGATCCATGCCCTGCACGTACTGCATCTCATGGGGCTTGGTGGCGTACTGAACCAGCTCGGTATCTCGGAGCAACAGCATCGAACCGGCCTTGCCCACGCCCTGCACGGCCCGGCTCAACGCGGCCTGCATCTGGCCCATTTGCGGGTCGGTCGTCGTCGGTGATGCCTTCAGGACCATGCCCGGCATACCGCCGTTGTTCCAGCGTGCGACCTCGGCACTCAACGCCGCCGCTTCCATGTCGGCCTCTGCGATAACCGACTGCAACGGGCCCCACGCACCGACCGGATCGAACGGATTGGGCGAGTGCCGCAGATACACCACTGTCTCAGGTTGAACACGCATCATCTGGGCACGGTTGCGACCGTACACGAACGAGTCAATCAGGCCGGTGGTTGACTTGACGGGCCATGTGTACGCACTCGGCAGAATGTAGAGGCTCGTTGGGATTCGCGGCCCACGGCCTACCCAATCGCCAGCCCAGATGTACGAACGTCCGCACGCCTCACGCTGCCACCACAGCAGAAGCATCCACAACTGCCCGGTATACACGGGGTCAGGGTTCTGCAACACGTCCAAGATCGGATGGTCGGTCACTTCCTCGATGCCGTCATTGGCCTTGGCCGCGTAGTTCGCACCCTTGATCGTGGAAACGGGAACGTCGGTATCGCCCGCTAGGTACTTGATCTTCTTGCGGTCAGTGATCGCCCGCGTGCCGTACGCCTTTGGCTTCGAGCCAGCACGCCGGTACAGCCGCAACGTCTGTGATGAACACACCGTCGCCATCGTCGTACACGCGTGGTTCGGGGTGCCAACGCCAGCCCGTGCAATCAACTCGTAGTCGCGGCCCGTCGTGTTGTACCACGTCGAAACGTCCTCGCCCGTGATTACCGTTGCGGCAACGAACGCACCCGGCAACTCGCGGGGGTCGTACGGGTTTATGGCCTTCACGCCACGCATGACGGGCTGTTCTGCCTTCGGCTTGGTTGCTCGCTTCGCCATTAGAACCACGTCCTTTCAATCGCCGCCGCAGATGCCGCCTTGGCCTTGGGTGCCTGAGTCTCTGGACTACCCGCAAGTGTAACCGCTGCATACCCGCCCATACTTTCACGCGGGCCGTCAAGGTGCATCACCGCGTACCGCATCGCGTCCATGCCGTCGTCTTGCTCTTTGACCGGCTCCTCTTTCTCGGCTTTGCCATCCTGCCCCTTGGGGTAGGCATAGCAATCAAACTCGGCCAGCGTGCTGGTGGGTCGTTTGGCCGCGTAGAGGATTGGGTCGGTATCAACGGTGCAATCGGCCAGAACGAACAGCCGGGGCCTGCCGTCGGGTTGGATCATCAGCCGGGCGTGTACCGCGTCCCGTCCGGTGCGGTGGTCTTTCTTCGCGGCAATGGTCTGGATGCCCGCAGCCGCCAGCGTTGCCCGATCCTCCGCGTCATGGTCCGAAATGAACGCCTCGATACGCTCGCCCTTCGACAACGCCAGAATCTGCTTTGCATGGTCGGCAACGATCCTCTGCGACTTGAAGATTTCCCGGTATAGGTACATGCGGCCGTCTTCGTCGATGGCCCACCACTGGCACACGAACGGGTGCTTGTACCCAAAGTCGATGGACACGATCCGCCGCCAAGAGTCTGGGATGACGTTGGTAGTCAGGACGTGCGTCGTCGCGTCGAACTCCGGGTAGACCAGACCTTCCGCGGCGGCCCACTTGCCATCCAACAGCCTCGCCCGTCGATGACCCGTCAGGCTATTCAGGGTCGCCAAGTACCGCCGCCCCTCTACCGTCCAGTCGTCGCGTTGCCAGAGTCGCGGGTTGTCTTTGTGGCTGGACGGAAACACCGCCATCTGCCCACGATCAGCCCGGCGTTTCAGCCAGTGCGTAGGGCTTGCCGGGTTGCAGTCCGCGATGATCTGCTGGTACGGGGCCTTGCCGTTGCGGAGTCGGGTCGTCAACTTCTCCCAATCGTCTTCGGTCAGTTCGGTAGCCTCGAAGACCGCGATGATGTCGTATTCCGTGGACATGAGCCGGTCGGGGTTGTCCAGCCCGCCCACCACCAGCGTTGAACCGTTGACGTACTCGTAGGCCGTGCGTGTCCGGCGTTGCTGGTTGGTGATCGTGCATTCTGGCCCGGCCACCACATGCGACTCGAAGGTGACCAACACCGATTCCGTCATTGATGCACGGGTCTTGCGGACGATGAGCCCGCGTGACTTGGGGTGGTTCATCATGAACGCATGGACCTTCTCCAACACGCCGCGACTCTTGCCAGTTCCGGCAGGGCCAGGAATCAGCAGTTCCGGCAAGCGGCATAGCCACATCTCACGGACCGCTCCGTGTGTGACGTACCCGCCCCGCATGGCCGTCGCGTTGCCCATTACCGCACGCTCGCTGCCCGTGTGACTGGTGCCCGCTCGAAGGGGAGATTGCCCCGCACGTTGGCGGTGTACCCCAACGCCTGAACGCCCATCTCCCACACCATCCGCCAGATGTACCTGGCTCCGGGGTAGGAGTTGTGTACGTTGTCTACAGCCGTAGTCGTAGGTCCTGCACCCGATGACGCGATGGTCGGCTGATAGCCTGACACCGCGTACCACATCGGAGTATTCAGGGCCGTGCCGTCGTCCGTGAACGGGTAGAGGTTGATGAACGCACAACCACGCTGGCCCGCCACGTACTCCATCGTCAGAGCCTTATTCGCCACCTGAACAGCCGAGTAGTTGGTGTAGAACTTCTCGCAGTTGATGATGAGGAACTTGGGGCGGGGCTGGCTCAGTGCGTCCGCGTTCGCGTTGTGCTGGTCCATGATGGCGTTGAGTGCCGAAATCATGGTTGCCGACAGACCGTTGGTCAGTTCGCCCGGTTCGTTCGGGGCCAGATTGTGGCCCGAGTAGATGATGACGTGCGTGGCATACGTGCCGTCCGTGTCCTCCACCATCGCTTGGATGTAGTCGCGGGCAATCGTGGCCGAGCAGTACGGGTCGGGGCCGTCTGCAGGCGTTGTGAACCCGGACAACTGGCCGGCCACACCCAGAACGCTTGCGTGCTGCTGGGCCGTGAACGAACCCGTAGCCAACGAACAGCAGGAGATACCGGGGGTCGGGCTTCCGGGTGAACCAAGGTAGAACCGGAACCCGGCGATATACATCCGGCCCTTGACCGCACCAGACGACGCGGCAACGCCCGCCGCATCGGGGTTGGCGAGTACCACGCCGGGGGCACCTACGCCCGTGCCGCAGTCGATGTCCTGCCAGTTGACGATGCTGTTGGGGCCTGCATCGGAGAAATCCACGGTCGCGAACGAACCGACGTATGTGGTGTTATTTGTGCTGGTGATGACGGGCGACGCACCAGACTGGCGAATGACCTTCATTTTCATGTCGGCCATGCCGTTGGTCGCCGCCATCCACACGATGCGGCCCGATGACTGCACGCCGGAACCAAATGGGTCCTTGCTGTTGGCATAGCACCCAAGCGTCGGCAGGGTTCCGCCGCCCGTGAAGTAGTTCATCTGGGCGTACTTGAACGCGACGATACCGTTTGTGGAGTGGTCAGCGGTCCACGCGGTTCGGGCGTTCGGCCACGTCGTTGTCTCCCAGTCCGTGACCGTGTTGGGGACGATGCCGCTCTCACCGCCGGACATGAGCCCGCCTACAAGGTACGTCGAACCGCTTGAACCGTTGGCCTGCGTCCCGCCCGGTCGGTGCATGCCGGAGATGCCGCCGGTCTTGTTGGTCCACCCCGCCGGGCTGATGCTGATCGCCGTGTTGGAGATGATCCGGTTGGCGACGTTGAACGCGGCTGGACCGCTCCGGCTGGTCCACGTCTGGGCAACCTCCCACGTTTCGGACAGGGCACGCTCCACGGAACAACGCTCGCCCGATCCCATTTCGTCGGCCATCGAGTCGTAGCCGATGACCATGCGGATTGACTGGGTGGGGTCGGTGAAGTCCCGAAAGAATGACGCGAGATTGATCTGGTTTGGCATGTGGTTCCTTGGTTATACCGCGTCGATTGGGGTGCCCACCCCGTAGAGCTTGATCGCCTGATTCTGCTGGCCGTTGTCCACGCGGGCCAGCTCGTGTTCCTTGATCGCCAAGTCCTGATCCTGCGAGTCCATCGCCCGCAGCACTGACGCGGCCTTGATCGCGTCGCCATCGTCCGGGGACTGGTCCACGATGGTCACCAGCCTGCCGACGATGCGGGGCTTGGCGGAGTCGGGGACGTTCCAACCGCTCCTGATCGCCTTGCGGGTCATGTTCAGGTCGGTCTTCGTTCGCCGGTCGTCAGAGAACAGAGCATCCCCCCTGCCCCCGGAAACTGTAGCATCTGCACCCGATTGTGCCGGTCCCGCTTGAGAATCACCGTTTGCCTGCGTACAAAGCCTGTGGTCTTGTGATGCGTTTGGTGCCTGTTGCTTGGTGCCTTCCGGCGTTGATGCGTTAGCGTCCGCCTCCAGATCGTCAGATGACCATGCTTCCATCATGGGATACCCCCGATGCACGCGGTGTATTGCCCTGCCGAGTCCGCATCGCACACCGCACGCTGGATGCTGGTGGAGTCGGGGTACTTGACCGCACACTCATGGAGCCTGACCAGATGGGCCGACCAGCACGATTCAGGCGTGTAGATGGGCAGCCGCCACTTGGAATACTGGATCGGGGCGAGCAACGCGATGAGCAGGCTGATAACGGTCACTTGCGGGGCTCCTGTGTCAGGCGTTCCAATAACCCCTCGATACGTCCGAGTTTAGCCGACAGGTTCACGAGAGCCCCGTTGAGTTCTGCTTTGAGTTCGTTCGTCTTGTCCAGAGCCTTGGTCGCGTCAGCCGATGCCGACCGTGCCTCGCGGGTGGCTTCTGTGATCGAGCCCTGTAGCGTGGTGATGTAGACACCGCACGCGAGGGCCGATGACCCGATGAGCCCGAGGACCTTGGCCCACTCGCCGCCGGACATGCGGGCGGTAATGGGGTCGGCAGGCGTGAAGTGGTGGCCGGTGTTGCTGTCCATCGTGCTCATGCGGTCCCCTTGATCTTGTCAACGATGCGGCGGGTGAGTTTGCTGGTCTGGATGCCGTTGGCAATGGCTTTGAAGTCTGGTACCTGGCCCTTGATGGCCTCCACGGTGCGTACCACGTCGCGGGAAACCTTGCGTTCAGCGATGATGCACCACGCGGCGTAGCCGGCGGCAATCGTCAGTCCGGCGATAGCGATTGGTCCACGGTACTGGATCAGCCACATGCCGGCGGTGCATGCCGCGAATACCCCGAGCCCAGTTACCACACCTTGCCAAGACCTGAGCCACACGCCGGCAACGACAGCCGCAGCAAGGCCGGCGATTGACGCACCGATCAGGATCGTGTTCAGGAGCCCGTTGGCCTTGTCTTCGAGCTGGCGGATGCGTTCGTTTGCAGCCGCAAGATCCTTAGCCATGCCCGTTGAGAGTTTGGCTTCCGCCGCGAGTGCGGTCTGGGTCTGCCTGAGCGATTCCTCAACCGCCCGCAGCCGATCCACCCCCGCCGCAATCTGGTCGGTCTGGGTGGCGACTTCCGGCACGCTGGCCTGAATCTCCGCGTTGGCCTCGCCAATGCTGTTCGCTGCCTCACGGATGGTCGTTGCAGCCTGCCCGGTCGTCTGGGCCGCTTGGGGGAGGGTGGTGGGTGCGTAGGCCGTGCGGGGCGTAGAACGGCACCCGCTGGCAATGAAAGCGGCGGCAAGGCACAAGGCCAATGCCGCCGCCGAGGGGAGGAGTGTCTGCCTTTGGGTCATACCCCAAGTGTACCCGCCCTTGGGGGATTGTTACTTGGGGGTGGCTAGTGCCCGCTCAATCTGTGACTCTGACATTCCGACCGCTCCAAGTGCCGCTAGGCATATAGCCATCGGTGGCGAGTGGCTTTCCCCGGATGCGTGCGTGTGCCGGTTATTGATCGCGTCGTACTTCTCGCGGCCAAACTGAACAAAGCAGGCGTTTCCGGTTGTGTGTTCTCCGGGTATCTCGCTGCATGCCAATCGGTCTGACCATGAAATGTGGTCTAGCCCGAAGCCGAGTTCACGCATCTGTAGAACAACTTCCCACGCGGCGTAAATGTCCATGCTGAACGGCGGGCAGTTGATTGCAAGCCCTTCGTGCCACTCACGGTACATGCGGCAACTAAGCGGCACCCTCCAGCGGTACGGGCTGCGTTCCTTGCACACTTCCCAGCCCAATACCTTCTCGGCTACCAATCGGTCAATCTCGTTCATTTCTTTCCCTTCGTCCGAATGACCGTCCCAATCCGGCTTCCGTCGATGCGGTGTGTGCTGCCGCCGTAGGACACCACCACCACGACTACCTTGGGGTCTGCCCGCCACCGTACCGCCGAATGGAACACGGCCTCCCTTGGTCCGCTGGGCAGGTTGACGATGACCTTAGTTCCCGGTTCGATGTTCATGGCCTTGTTCGCGTCCTGCTTGTCCTTCTCTACCTTGGCCAGATACCCCGGCAGGTCTTTGCCGTTGCGTTGCGATTCAGGCGACGGGGTGAACGGCTGTTCGTTGCTGTAGGCGGTTACTCGCGGCATGGTGTTTCCTCGATGCTGTCCAACTGACTGATACGAACGAACGCACCGCACGTCACGGCAGCGTACGCCTTGTGTGCCGTCTGAATGACTACCTGCGTGTCGTCACGCCAACAGATTCCCGTCAGTGCGTCTTCTAATGCCCGCATCAGTTTGGTTGTGTCAGGCTTGACGATTGGGTGTTTCGGGGCAGATGGTTTGAGCGTCCCGTCTTTCCGCATGTGCCACTTCGGACGCGGCATCATGAATGTGACGTGTAGTTCCAACGCACCTTCCAGCGGAACGCACCAGGACTGCATTGCCGCAAGTGCCACAACAGAACGCCACGCCGGAGTACGTTTGCAGTCTTCGATGATGCGTCCGCGTCCGATGTGACGTTTCGATCCTCCCGGAGCAGGTACGCCGGGAACAAAGAATTCATATGCGGCCTTTGTCACGGCGTTCTCAGCCTTGCCCATTGGTGGCCTCCTCGCAAAGCACCCGGCGAACGTCGAATATGCGGAAGTCATCGGGCTGGATGTCCGACCATCGAGCGTACTCCACCGTCCATGCCGCCACGCCGCCGCCGCTGGCTAGGTGGAATCCCGGCACCTCGTACGCGACTGGTTGCCGCGTGTCCCGCACCAACTTGAGCATCGCCGCCCGGAGATTCGGGCAGTCGTACGCCGGGTGCATTTCGTTATCATCCGCCGCCTTGTCCAAGATTGCTTCAACGGTTTCTTCGTCAGTCACGTTTCGCTCCTTTGAACCTCACCCACCAAACAACCGCCGCGACGAGGGCCGCACATTCCAACGCCACGAAGTGATGCCAAATCATTGCGTCCTTTCGTCGTCGTACGCCGCCAGATCGTTCGCCATTTGCCACACCCAGCCAAACGCGGCCACGATTGCCGCGATGATGATTGCAAGGTAGATCATTGATGCTCCTTCCGTTCACGGTTTTTCCGCTCGTAGTGCTTCACGATTTCGTGCATAGCTGTGGCTTGCCCTTCCCAATGGTCGCACGCATGACGCATGGTGTCATATGCGTCTTTCAACTGCGAACCGGCGATTGCCGACATCACGAACAGAACCAGCAGCACTACGCACGCCACCGACAGCACGATTTCGAGTGTTGTCATCGTCCCGCCTCCTTCGTTGCCGCAGTCACGGCCTCACCCAATGTCGGGTACAGAATCGAGTGCGTGTCGCCCTGCACGGAGTACG